CAGCACCAGCACCAGCACCAGCACCAGCACCAGCACCCATCCCCCAAGCCGTATACTACGACTCTGGTCCTGCCGAACCAACTTCATTTAATGTTTCTGTTTATAGAACAAAGGATGGAAAAGATTCATTTGTCGGTACTAGACCAGCCTATCCATCAACATCAGTTAAATCAATCCTTGATGGTCTCAAACAATCAGGTGAAACAGTTATCGTATCATCTGGAGAACAATTTGTTAAATCATTAAATGGTAAGGAAACATATTCAACTTTAGGTAATTTACACTTAAAGTATGAATCTGTTAAATTTTTTGTTTTATAAATTTTATATATATATAATTTATATAATGAATCGATTAAGTGAATATATATCTATGTTGAAAGGGGGTGATCCGATTACACCAGAAGAAGCTGCTGCAGCAGTAGCAGTAGCGTTTGGAATAGGAGCAGAACCTACAGCACAAATTCCTTCATCACCAATATCATACCCTCAAATACCAATAGATCAAGAATTACCACCACAACAAGCTCCCCAATTAAATCCTCACATGGTTCATGCATTTTATGAAGAATTAAATAAACGTTATGCCAATAATATTCCCCAACAATCAAGAACATATACTCAATCACATATAACTGAACCAGTTAAGGAGTCATATATTCCATACAAAAGAGATTCTTTTATCTTATATGATAAACCAGCTACATACAATATATTCATATATAAATCAATGAATGGTAGAGATATGTATATTGGTTCTACTACTGCTCATTCATCTCATACTATTAAACAAATATTAGACAATTTTAAAGTATCTGGTAAAGTATGTATAGTTTCATATGAAACTCAAATTGTAACATCATTAAATCATCAAGATTTTGATATTACTTTAGATTTACTACATTTACAATTTCCAAAGATTAAGTTATATATTTTATAATTAGTTTAAATAATAATTTAAAGATATATTTAGATTGTATAATATGTCTGATACCGTTGATTACTTAGATGAAGACCCGACAATATCTACTCAAAAATACTGTGTAGTCAGTGTTTTAACTCCTAAAAACTTTAAAGACTTTGATAATAAAAGTACTATGTCTACATTCAAAGTTAGAGGTTCTTATGAAACAATTGAAGAAGCACAAACAAGAATTAAATTTTTAAATTCTCTTGATCCAAATGTTAATATCTATTTAGCAGAAGTTGGTAAATGGTGCCCATTTGATGATGACCCTGAAAAAGCCAAAGATGCCGTTTATCAAAATGAGGAATTAAATAGATTGATGAAAGGTTATAAAGAAAACCAAGAAAAGGCAAAGGAACATTTTGAACAAAGAAAAGCAGAAATGGTATCAAGTGCATTAAAAGATACAAAGGAAAAGAAGGAAAAATTAAAGGAAGAAGAATCAAAGAAAAAGGAAGAAGCATTGCGCATGGAAGATTCAATTAAAGAAAAGGAAAAAGAAGTTATAGAAAAAGAAGAAAAGGTTGTTGAAGGTAAGAAAGTTGTAGAAAAGAAGAAAGAAGAAATCCAAACAAAGGAAGAAAAAGTAAGAAAATTAAATGACGACTTAGCAGCAGCACAAAAGAAGTTTGAAATGTTAAAGAAAGCAACAAAGGAAAAAGTTAATGGTTCAAGTTAATGGATCAAGTTAATGGATAAAAATAATTTAAAATATAAATATATATTTTAAAATATGGACGTTGGAACTATTTCTAATATACTTTTAGTTATTGCAATTGTATTTATTGCTATTGGAGTAACACGTGCTGAACAATTATCAAAACCTCAAAAGGAAATAATTAGATACATACCAAGAACTCTGGAAGAAGAACAAAAAGAACCTGTTAAAGCTGAAAAATTATTTAAAACAATGTTTGAACAACAAACTCCATGGATTGGTTCATTTAATAATAATAATATTGTGGATAGACGTAAATTAGATAAGGGTAGAGGGTTATTAAAACCATAAAAACTTATAATTTTATTATCGTGTTACTTTAACAACAACATTTGATTTTCTTCTCATCATATAATCATTTATATCAAATATATTCATCTTCTTACTATGTAATGGATCGTAATTATTACTATGGAATTCTGTAAAACGGTTATTACCAAAAGGAAATCTTTCAACATTATTTGCCTTAAAATAAAATATTCTTTCTTTTAAATCAATAGATCTAGAACTATTGTCGATAACCATACAACCATAGTTTTGTGTCATCTGTAAGAACACACTTTCAAATAATTCGAAGGTGGGAAACATACCAGCATAATGTTCGTATAATTTCTTGCGATTCATTCTTATGTCTTCGGCTAATAAAAATATAAAGTTAAATTGTGATCTATATTCAGGTAAAATACCTAAAGAATATTGCATACTTAATATATATGTTATATGTCTGTGTCTCCCTTCGTTCATGATAGATAAGAAATTAGAATCTTCTGCCCATTGCTTTTTAGCACTCATACAATCATCCATTATGAAAAGAACACGTGTATCTAACTTTTTCTTACCATCTTTAATTCTTTTGTTATTTTTTTCTATTATTAAATCTTGACGTTTTAATAATTTTTCCATAATTTCTGGTTTATAATCATGGTGAATAAATGTTGTTGGGAATACACTATCATAAAATTTGTTTAATCTATCTGTAGGTGCTATAATAACTCCAGCAGGAATATCATTCATTTTTTTCATAATCTCTCTAATAACCCATGATTTACCACTGTTTGATTTAGCAATGATGCAAATACGAGGATTTAAAAATGAATGATCATCCTTATGAATTAAATGATCCAAATTAAATCTTTCAATCGGTAATATTTGTCCATTTACATTTAATGATGCCATTTTATAATATATATATTATAAAAAAAATCTAGATTAAAAAAAAATTGATCTATCGCGTCGCTCACACCACTTTTAATTTTATTTGTAAATCAAATTAAAATTGTCCCATATCAGTGAAGATTTCTTGTGTTGATACATTCATTTTCATAAATTTACTATCAATATAGTACACAATCATAAAAATTAATAAGAATACCATTAATGATGTTCTCAATGATACTGATTTTTTATCATCATATATGCTTTCGATATATTGAAATAATGTTATTAATGTAAAGCCAATGAATCCATCTAAAAGAGGATTATCAAAATCTAATTTATTAAAAATTTGTTCCATATAATATATAATAATTTTTTTTTACTAAATTAATTTAATAATTTCTAAAATTAAAAATATTTTTATTACTCTTTGAATCATTTGAATTTTCAGAAATTGTATTTAATTCTGCTTTCTTTTTTGCCATATTACTAAACTCTTCTTCGACATGTCCGTCCTGTTTATGATATGGTTGACTGGTTTCACTATTGTTACGATGAGGAGGCATCATTTGATTTGTTACCGCGGTATTTTGTTCAGCAGGTATAATTATTGTTGGAACTCTAGGAGCACTTACTCCATGTTGATTACCTCCTTGTTGACCTGTTCTCTCTGTCAATGGTATTGGCTTAACAGATGGTGATGAAAGAGATGCTTTCTTTTGTTGTTCATATATTTCTTTTAATGACATTGGAGGAGGTGATTGAACAACATTTCCTCCAATTTGTTGTTGAGCTTGTTCATTTTTAACTAAATTATATTGATTATTATTACTTTCTGTATTAATTAATGGTTTAATATGTTTATTATCATTTGTTTCAGATACAATTCCTAAATATTTTTTAAGAATCATTTTTAATGGTAACATTTTTCTAATTGCTTCTTCAATTGCTTCTTTTATTAATTTATGTGCTTTTAATTGATTTCTCTTATATTCTAATGCTGGTACATTATGGAAAAATAAAAATGGATAATTATAAAATGTCTTTGCTACTTCAATGTAAACATTATGAATAAATTTGTTGTAATTTAAATCTATATTAAATTCATTTAATAATTTTTGTTTTTCATGAACATCGGTATTTGTTAATAATATTATATTTGATTGAATTACTGCCTTAATCAAATCATCTAATATATCTGAATTTGGTATTACTGTTTTTATTCTTGATGCTTCCGCAACTATCATTGGTTCAGTCCATGTTGGAATCTTTGCTAAAAAACCTTGAAACAATTTTAATTCTTCACCTTCTTTACCTATTTTCTTAACTTCTAAATAAATAGAATTTATTCCTTCGTAAATTGCTGGTGTTAACATATTAACAAGTTGAATTGTATATTCTTTTTTTATCTCAGTTAAATAACTCGAATTGGCCATAATATAATATATAATATTATATTATTTCATTACAAACAAAATTATACTTTTTTTAGAATTGTTTACTAGAGTTTCCTCCTCTTGTTCCAAGTAATTCATATTGGTTGCTTGAGTAGCATCTGCATCCAGGTTGTGCTACACCATCTCCCATACATGTTACATTAGACGTTCTGTATTTTCTTCCTACACCAACATCTGACCATTTAACAGGATCATTTGATTTAAAGTTAGTCATTATTCCTTCCTTCCAATAATGACCGCAGCATTTTTGTGAGCATTGTGATTTACTTAATGGTGTCTTTAAATCATATGAGTCCTTGACGGAATATAATTTATTTACATCTCTAACATTAGTATATTTTTCTATATTTTTTGATGATCCAACTTTCTTTGCGATTGATACAACTTTTCCAGCGACTGGTTTTGGTGATGATACGACAGTTGATGCAACACTTGATGCTGGGCTTGATACAACTGATTCATCATCGGAATAAGATGCTGGAGGGTCTAAGTATGGAACACCAGCAGCTTTTAAGTCAACAGCAGGTCTATTCTTTCTATTTAATTCATCGGCTTCAGTTGATTCTGGAGAAGATGAAGGTACTGATTGAGAATAAGATTCAGATACTTCATATTTTTCTTTAACTGGACGTTGAGATTGAACAAATAAATAATATACTACGGCTACAGCAACGATTAACATTAATATTTCGAAAGATCCACCTCCTAATTGATTTTTTACTAATCTATATGACATATTTATAATATTTATAAATATATTATTTTTAATCCAATACTAATTAATTTTTGGTTCTATAGGTTTTAATTCAATAACTAACTTATCTATAACGTAATTACCTGATTTATCTAATTTTCTTGGTATATATTCAACATAAATTTGATCATCTAAATATTTTTTTAAAATTTTGTTAAATTCATTTATATATTTAAAATCAACCATTACCTTTGTATAAAATTTATCTGTTTTTAAATAATCAATACCATATTTATCAATCGCATCTCTTTGTATATCAAATACGTCACCTGATATTTTCATAGCCTCATCCTCATTTATATTAATTTTTTCATCACCAGTTTTTGAATGAATTATATACATTCCTTCAGGTGTAATAACCATTGAACCTTGAGTATCTCCTGAATTATAATGTTGGATAAAATGTAATATATCACTTGTTGATGGAAATTCATATAATATTCCTTGTGAGGCTCTTGCGCCCGGATAAGGTGTTGGAGGATGAGTATGAAACATAAATTCATAATCAAGAGCATCAATCATATTTTGAGGTAATAAAATTTCTGGATCATCTTTATCTTGTCTATTTGTTTGTGCACTTATTAAAACTTTTTCTAAATTATGTTTGTTAAAATCTAATAAACCAGAATGTTCTGAATATCTTAAGTTTTTTGATCTATCCATATAAAGTTTATCTTTTCCATAATTTAATAAACTATCTAATATTGATATCTGATTACGATCAATTACAAATTTACGTTTAGTATTTTCTCTTTCAAATGTTGCCTTAATATTTATTCTATTATTCTTTTTTAATTTTTGTATTTTTTCTACTTTTTTCATTATTTCTCTTGATGGTTCATAATTATGTTCTATTACGTGGTGTAAAATAGAATTATCAAATAATATATCATCATGTTTATATAGTATTTTAGAACTATTATGAGAACAAGAAGGACATTGGTAATTACCAATTTCTTTTGATTTTGAATTAAAATATAAATTCATCATACCATGAATATCTTCTTTCGGAATATGAGAATATTTATATATTAGAGGTATATCTATGTATTTCTTCATATATATAATGTATATAAAAAATTGAATTTTATATTTATTATATTAAAAGAATAAAATGAATACTATTAATGCATCACCACAAACATCAACACAATCAAACATAATGACATCCGAACCTGTTGTAAAACGAAAAACAAGAAATTTACAGGCATTAGAAACTTCAAGTTCTGCATTTGTTAAGGAACAACCAAAAGAATCCTCTAATTTTTATGAAAAAAGAGAAACTGACAGACTCAACCATGACTTGCGTAATCCTTATAAAGATGTTGAAAAAGAAGTTGAAAAAGAAGTTGAACCTATAGATTTAACAAATTTAGAATTATTTCCAACATTAGGAAATAATACGGATCAAAACACAAAAAATATATCCATTTGGAATATTACAAATCATAATATCCTTGCTCCATCGACACAAAAAACTATTTTGAAAAAAAATGATGAAAAAAAAGTGGAAAGAGTACAAAAAAAATCAAAAAAATCAAAAAAATATGATTCAGATGAAGAAAGTTTAAGTGACAAATCAGAAGAACCTGATGAGTATGATGAAAATGAAGAAGAAAATCTTGATATTGAACATATAAATAATTTAATGAAAAAGCGAGATTTTTTAGAAATGATATTAGAAATATCAGAAGGTAAATTAACAAAATCAAATATTGACCAAATGCAGTTTTATAATAATATTAAAAATGAATATTATAAATTAGATGAAGAAGTTCAATATCTTAAAAAAATTGATGATGATATTGAAATATATTATGGAAATTCTAATAACTCATTATTAGAAGAACATGTACAAAAAAATAAAATGTCAGAAGAATTAGAAAATCTTGAGAAAAGAACAGAAGAATTTTTGTCTATGTTAGAAGACGTTGATTTATAAATGAATAGATTTCTATATTTCTTTGTATGTTTTATCAATATTATTTATTGATGTAATATTTTTGATATTAATATTATATGTTGATAATATTTTATTCAATTTATCTGTTTTTTTATTTTTAATTTGATTTTTATATAGCTTATGCATATACAAAATATCATTATTATTGAAATTTATTAAATGATTTCTTATGTTCATAAAATTCTTTCTATTTATGTTTTTTATTGATACACTATTCAAATCATAACTAAAATTTAAATTATAAAATTTTGTATTTGTCTTCGCAATCATATCAAATGATGGTTTGACACATGAAAAAAATCCATGTGTATCTTGTAAATACCAATTCTGGTCAGAATAAATATTTGTTTCTATTACATCACCATTTGATAATGAGTTTATTACTTTTGAAATCATTTCTATTTTTTGATCTTTTTTCAAATTTTTATTTTCAATTGAAAGAGGATAATTCTCAAACAACATTAATGGTAATAAAACTTTTTCTTTATCATACATTTTAAGTGATGTTTGAATACTTTTATAATTATCCATTAAATTTTTATTTGATATTAATAATCCACAATCAATATCTTTACGTTGAGTATATGTTCTATATAGTTTAAATTTAATATCATCTATGTTATTTCCATATGTTAAATATAAATCTTGCAAAATTAAAATACATTTACGAATATCTTTTTGCGAATATTCTATTATTTTTGTAACAACATCAGGAACTATTTGAAGATTTTCACCTTTACAAATCTTTCCAATAATAGTTTTAAAAGATGTTTCACCTGGTAATTCAAATTTTATTTCTGGACAATGTTTCTTCTGTATTAATTTATTTATAAATTTTGAATGAGTTAAATTTGATATTAATATAATAGGAAATTTCTTGTTAATCTCATTCAATAAAAATAAGTTTATAATATTTTTCTTTTCATTCGTTAAATTTATACGGTTTGTATCATCAATTATAACTCCAATCTTCTTTTTAGGATTATTAATAATTGTTTCATATATATCATCCTTCTTTTCATCACTTGAAGCATAATATATATAATCATATCCTGCTTCTTTTAACAATAATTTCGATAAAATCGTTTTACCTACACCAATACTTCCTATTAGAATATATGATGGAAATGAATTAGGAAAATCATGTAACCATTTTTTAATTTTATTTACAGCTACTGAATTACCTATAAATTCATTACTATTTTTTGGTTCATATTTTTTAACCCAATTTGATGATTCTAATGACATTAGTTATAATATATGTGTTTATTTATATTAAAAATTGATTTTATAAGTTTATATATTCAATTTTAATAAATTATAAATATCACAAAATGGTTGTAATAACATGTCATTATGATGACGGATCTTCTGAAAAAATAGATGTAACAGATATAAAAACTCTCAAAGATTTAAAAAATAAAATATATACACACAAGTATAAATCAAATATATCTAATTTAGATGATATTGTGCTTATAACATTTGGTGAAATTATAAAAGATGAAGATGAATTAGCTTTTACAGAAAATCGGGTAGTTTTGGTAAAAATTACTATAGATATTGAATTTAATAAATTTATAAAAGATGTTAGATTTATAAAGTTAATTGGAGATGATAAAAAGAGAAAAATATTATACAAAATATTAGAAAATCCTGATCTATTAGAGTCACTCGAAACATATAAATATCAAAAAGAGTTGGAACAAATCAAATCAATGAATTTTAATATTGCCGATGATAAGATTAAAAAATTATTGGATACATACTCTGGTAATATTGAAAATGTAATAAATACAATAATATAGTTTTTAACTTTATTTTATATAAAAATATTTAGTTCAATATTAATTCTTGTAAAAAATTATATTTTAATATAATATATAATATGGATAAAGCAACCCGTAATTTTGATAGCGCACCCTCAGGTAATGTTCAAAAAGAAGTTGAACGCTTAATCAGCGAGGGAAAGACAACCCTCACATTACAAGACTACGAACGTCTCAGACGCAAGTACCCCGATGACAACACATTATACGACAAAGTCATGGAAGCACTTACAGAACGCGCCAGAGATGTACGCAGAACAGCACGCAAGTTCTACAACTTAATCATGAAGAATGTATTAGCAGGTAATGCTAGTGGACAAACATTATACTCCATCTTACACACAGCCAAACGCTATGCCAAGGAAAATGGATTAACTGATTCTGAATTCGAAGAATTCAGAAGATTAGTTGAAATGAAGCTCGAATCAGGTACTGATCAACAAGAAAAAGAAGATAAAGGATTATTCCCCCAAACAAACGTCACATCATTCTCTAAATTATTAGGAACAGTCGCAGTTGAATCAAATGCTGGAATCCAATTAAAGGATGCTGAATATGGAATCTTACAAGAAGTATTAAAAGTATACTCCATGACACGCACTCTCCACGCATCAGTTATCATCCAATCAATGCTCCACAATGATTGCTCAGCAATTGCATTAAATGGACGTTATGATGCAAACAAGCACAACCCTGGTGTTTATGTAAATCCTTTACTCTTCGCTCTCTTCGTACCTAAATTCAACTCTATTGATGAACGCATGTTATTAGCCAACTTAGGAGCAGTTGTTAAGGCCAAATACCAAAAGGAATCAATCGCCACATTACCTGACTACAAGCTCTTCTATGCATTAGTAACTGACAGAAACGACGTCGTTTGCGATAGTGAATCCCCTATCAAGGATTTACGCAACCGTGTCATGCTCCAACAACACTTATGGAACTCAGTTATCGCTCTCCGTGCTGGTAAATACTTCGACACAACAGCAGCCGAATTCGTTAACTCAATCGATGCCTGCAAATTCTCAGTCTACACTCCTGAATTAGTAAACATGGGAGATGAAACAATCATCCTCAGAAGATTATTCGCAGCATTCTCATTCAACCCCATCACAGTTGTATCTGTACCAACATACAACAACATGAATTATTCTCAATTCAACAATGTTGGATTCACACAAGAAGTTTACAATGTACCATACTTCCAACTCAATGTACCTCCTTTCGGAACAGGCGCACCAATCAGCATAAATGATGTTCTCAACCAATCTGTATATGAATTTGTTAATAATATGTTCGTCCAACGCACACGCAGAATCTATAAAGCTGATGAAATCATAGCAATTTCATTATCCCGTAAATTCAAGTCACCTGAAATCCGCACAGCAAGTGCCCCAATGTTCATCACACTCCCCTTAACAGCAAATGGATATGACACAATCAACCAAACTGATGTTGACTGCCCAGACACAATCAATGTTGGAGATGAAAACGAAGTATTCGTGGTTAAATCAGCTGTTTTCGCCGAATTATTCACACCAACAATCCCTAAAGGAGATGAAACATACGTCAGCAAACGTGAAATGATGATCGGAACATCCGCAATGGTAATGTGCGGTGGTGAATGCTATGCATACAGACCAATCACTATTTACACACCTGTCGTAAACTCACAATGGCAAGTTGAAGGAGCACCAGGAGCAGCACAAACAGTAACTAACTCCAACGCTTCACCCGTTTCTAAATTAACAAAAGGAGCAGGAATCAATAGCCCCGACGAAATCCTCCGCAAACGTGGATTAGTTGTCTTCTACAAAAAGGCTTAAATTTATTTCTAAATAATTATTAAATAATTATTTATAAAAAAATATTTTATCTTGGAAATGTACTAGGAAGAGATTCTTTACGGATTTTAACTACATTCATTGGTAATTCTGGTGGACTTAATGGTGTATTAGAATCAATTAAATAATTTTGATATGCTTCGATTTCATTTATTAACCAAGGAGTTACAAAATTTACTGTTCTATCATTCAACTCTTTAACCTGACCTTTAAGATCGTATGGTAAGTGTTTGGCATAATCATGAAACACACCATTCATTAAAGTTATAATGTCATCCTCCTTCTGTCTTGAAATAATATACTTTTTTGTTTTCTTTGCTACATTTCTTATAATTGCGTTCTGTATGATCTCAATATTTTCTCTTGAGAAATATGCTTCTCTTACTAATTCTGAATCATTTGTATCATTACATTCATCTTCACGACATTGTTTAATATCATTATATCTTTCAAAATATTTCTTAGGATGAACATTTGTATATAAGAATGGTGCTTTTTCTAATTTATGAACCATATCTAAATTATTCTTAGTTTCATCATAATCCTTGTATAAATCATAATAATTAAAATTTTTTTTACTTATTAATCTATTTTGTTTTTCAATTTTTGCATTTTGTTTTCCTAAATCAACACTAGGAGATTTAGGAGCTGGTTCTAATACTACAGTTTGTTTACTCATATATTATAATATAATATAATTTTATTTGTAAAATTATATTAATTTATTAAAATTTTATTTCATATGTTTCAATTAATTCTTCACTTGATAACTTATAATTTGGCTTATATGATTGTTTAATACCTTCATTGATAAATACAATATTTGCATATTCAGTATTTATAATATCTACCATTACTGTTCTACCTGTTCTATCTATTTTAATAATTCTTGCTTGATTTATTAATGGTACTGCAGCGACTGGTGCTGGTGCTGGTGCTGCTGCTGCTGCTGCTGCTGCTGCTGCTGCTGCTGCTGCTGCTGCTGCTGCTGGCGCTGCTCCTGCTGCTCCTGCTGGTGCTGCTCCTGCTGCTGGCGCTGCTCCTGCTGCTGCTGGCGCTGCTCCAGGAACATCACTCAAAAATATTGCTATAGAATAATTTAATCCATCATCGGAATAACCAATTAAAGATCCAGATCTAAAAGCATCTTTTTTATCAGCAATAACATTCTTTTTTTCACTTTCATTTAATGGAGTTCCAACTCTATTATGTAAATAATGTCCATGATTTTTAATAATATTTTCAATATCATTAGGTAATCTTCCAATATTATTAACTAAATCAGTAATTGGTTGATCAGTTGGAATGAGTCCAGCATGAATATCTGTTCTTAAACTAAATTCACGACCATTAAAAACTTTTTGTGTAAATAACTCTTGATTACGGGCATCAATTGCATCTTTTAACTCTTGACTATTATCAAATACATCCTTCATCATAATTTTATATCTAAATTTATTTTCACTTCTTAAATGATATTCAGCATTTGTACAATCTGCGAATTCAGCAAACATTGCTTGTCTATCTACACTATTTACATCTAAATCTTTAAATTGAGTATCTATTAATAAAATTGATCCATAATTTGGAACATAAAAACTTATACCTCCAATTATATACTTCCAGAAACCAATATTATTATTATCATAATTAGTATCTTTAATGAATACATTATTTTCTAAATTAAAATTCCATATACATATACCTTTTTTACATAAAATATAAAAAGCACTATGTAATTGAAAAATAATTGATTTCCAAACTTCAGGATCATGATATCCTGTTGAAACCATGCGTAATATAGAAACATTTATTCCATTTTGTTCATATTTTCTTGTACTCCATGTTTTTATATTTTGTGTTGGTGCTTCTGTTAATGCAATAAGACAGGTATCAGAATAATTCATGAATTGGGATTCCTCGATGAGTTTTTCATCTATAAATTGATCCCATGACATAACTATTTGAGGATATGGTTTTTCTTTTTTAATTTTAACTACTGGACCCATATTGATTGTTTTTGATAAAAATGAATTTCTAATATTTGCGGTAGGTCCCATATCTATTGTATTTGTTGCTAAAGCATTTAATGCATACATATCTAATGGTAAATCTCTAACATGTCCATTAATAAATCTTGGTTTAATATATGAATATTTATCTTCTAATTTTTGTTTTAATTTTATACGAAAATTTGCAATATTTAATATTTTATGTAGTATAAATTTATTATAATATTTATGATATTCAGTCATTGATGGATCTGCTTGCGAATCTTTTGCTTTTCTATATTTTGCAAAATCTAATAATGTACGAGGATGCATAAAATAAGATATTAATGATACAAAATTTGGAGATACATTATTTTTAATAACTTCTTCACGTATTTTTTCATAATAAACCATTTCTCGCCATACTTCGAAATATTTTTTATATTCATTACCAATATTTGTCATAACTGCTTCTCCTTCTAATAACTGATATATTCTTACATTGATACCAATGTTATCATTAGAACATTGAATATTTGTATTTTGATCAACTTTAATTGGATAACATGATTTATATACTAATAATCTATCAGGTAATCCTGTATATGGATTGTTTGTTTTATTGAAATTATATGGATTTACTCCAATTATCTTTAAATGACTTAATAATGTATTAATTTCTGCCTTTTTTCTTGAGTCAAAACCAATTTCTTCTCCATCTCCCTGTTTTATTAAAACTGTTCTTAAATAGTTTATAACTGTTAAACGCTCAGATAAACTATTGAATGTATTCTTTGCCATTGCAATTCTTGTTGGTAACATATCTTCATATATCTCACCCAATCTTGTTACATCCGCACCACCAAAAGTTATATTATATTTTTGAACAATTGGTGGAACTGCTGGATGCCATAATAATGGATTACTACCTGTATTCGGCATATAAGGATTCATCATAGGTACATAATATGTTGGATTAAATGTCTGCTGAACCTTTTGTGTTGGTCCAGGAGGTATAATATTTGGAATTGTAACTTGTAAATTCATACCTTGAATTGATTGTTGTGGTGGAATATATGCTTGTGTTGTTCCATTAAGTGCACTTTGATCTTTTGGCTCTAACATCGAATCTGGTTTTAAACCATCTATTTTTTTTTTATTATCATCATAATATTGTTTTGATTTTGTTATTGCTTCTTCCTTTGGCTGATAAGGATTTGAAAATGGTTCTATATATTTGGGAATTACATGAAATCCCCCTCTTTGTTTTTTTGACTTGTATTTTAAGGACGCTTTTTTTAGGTCATTGGAGTTTTTTGAGTCATTTACTGAGTCAAAAAAAAAATCTTTGTTTCCTCCAATCATATTTGGATTCATCATCATTTGAGGATTCATCATTTGAGGATTCATCATTGGTTGGTTCATCATTTGAGGATTCATCATTGGTTGGTTCATCATTTGAGGATTCATCATTGGTTGATTCATCATTGGTTGGTTCATCATTTGGGGGTTCATCATTGGTTGATTCATCATTTGAGGATTCATCATTTGAGGATTCATCATTGGTTGATTCATCATTGATGGCATAGGCATCATTGATTCTCCCATTATTGGTGATTCAGTCATTATTGGAAGATTTCCTGGTATATTCATTGGCATATTTCCCTGCATTCTAGACATTCTACTTACTGATGGATCAATCATTGGTAAATTTGATGGTACAGTATTTAAATCTGCATGAGTTGCTCCTAATGCTCCAAATAATTTATTTGTTTTAACAGATCTAGCAGATTGAGTCATAGAATTATCAGTTCCTAAAAAGTCACCCATTCTAGAATTTCTTTGTACTGATGCACGTTTCATTACAGGTGCTTGTTCCTTAGGTTTAGGTACTTCATCTTCGTCAACAGATACATCAGATGACATATCATCTAATAATAATTTTTTGTGTTCCTTCTTGTGTTCTTTCTTTGGTTTATTAGTTTCATCAAATTCTTCATCTTCGTCTTCTACTTCAGATAATTCTTCTTCGGTATCTTCATCCGCATCAACTGTATCTCTCTTTTGCTTTCTCATTTTTTTAGAACCTCTCTTAGATCCTCTTTTTTTAGCACCTCCTTTCATTTTTCTAGATGTCTTTTTGGATCCTTTCTTTGATGATTTCTTTACTCTTCTTGATCTAGACATACTAGGTCCATCAACAGATATTTCTGAGTCCATATCACGTAAACTTAATCTTTTCATTTTATCTTCAAACGACGCTTCTGACATACCAGATTTAGATTTCATTGAATTAAATTTAGAATTACTAAATAATAATTCTTTCGGACTTTCAAGATTATTCATTATATCTTTAATAAATATTTTTATTTCATTAGATAATTTATTAACTTTATTTAATGATTCTAAAAATGTTTTAATATCATAGGTATTATCATTTGTTTTTAATGAATCTATAATACTTTCATTATCAATTTCATTCAAAATATTAGCTTCTTCAAAATTTGTTATCTTTATTTCTAATCCAATATTTTGTATTATAAAAGTATTTCCATCTAATTTATATTCATATGTAGAAGAATTCTTTTCCTTCAAATAACAATATATGTTTTTTAAATCTAAATTATTATGTCTAAAAGTTGGATATCTTTCTTGTATAATAGCTAATGTATGTAATACTTGAAATATTAATATATAAATATCATCATCAATTATATTATATGAAATATCATTAAATATATTTTGTAATGTATCCATTTTAAAGTAATGTTCTCTTAATTCAACTGAAATAATTTGATCATTTTTTGCAAATATTTTTGTTATATTTTCATCATCGGAAATTTTTGTTATAAAATACTTTATTTTATCAGATTGTACATCAAAATTAAATATATTCATCAATATATGTTTTGTTTTCTTATTTATAACTAATCCACTCAATAAATAAGTTATCATTCTGTTTATATTAGACAAATTTGATGAAAGAATTACATCTACTGGATGATCAATATCATTTATTTTAAATATAAGTTTATTCAAAATATTGTATTGATAACTAATATTTCTATTAAAAACACCATTTATTAAATTAGTTAATTCATTACCACTATATTGTTTTTTTATATTAGACATCTTTAGAGCATCTTTCACCGATACATCTTCTATTTGAACTTTTCTATCCATCTTTTTATTATATAAGACATCAAATAATAATGTACTTAAATAATTTATATCATTGTACTTTTCAATATCAATATTATTCATAATATAAATATAAAATAAAAAATTTATTGTTCATACACTTTTAATACTCGTGCGGATGGTTCTGTTATGTTACCTGACCAATTTGGTAACCAGAAGTGTTCGAGTATTTTTTCCCTATTTTTATAATGTGACTCAAAAATCTTTCTGTAATAATATGACTCCTTCGAAACAGGTTTTAAATGTTTATATGTATTATGCAAGTATTCATCATTTGAAATAATTTCTTCGACACGATCTTTAATTATCTCATACCATGATTTTGTATTTTTAGAAATTCCATCAGACATTGCCTCTTTCTTACGCCATAAAATTTCTTTACATAAAAGATTAGGGTCAACAACTTCAAATGCCTTTCTTATTAAATATTTTTCCATTCCATCTTTTGGCATTTTTAATTCAGATGATATATTCATATAATATTCAAAAAATTCAATATCTAAGAATGGAACCCTTGCTTCTAATCCATGATTAGAAATTGCACGGTCTACTCTTAAACAATCATATAAATGAATTTCTTTTACCAGTTTTTCAGTTTCTTTTTGAGCATCAATTGAATTTGGTGCACTTTTAAAATATTGATATCCCATTTCTATCTCATCCGCTCCATCTCCATTTAATATAACTTTTACATCCGTATTTTCAGAAATCTTTTTTCCAAGTAAATATTGCCATGTTGATGCTCTTATTGTTGTAATATCATATGTTTCAATTGTTTCAATCACCTCAGGTATTGTTTGTAATGCCTCGTCAAAAGAAATATTATATACATGATGAACAACATTTGGATTGATATTCTTCTTTATGTGTTCAAATACAATACGAGAATTTACAACATCGGGAGCATCTGAATTTCCAATACTAAAATAATCAATCTTTTTACTAGAATTCATCTTCTTCATATGACGAGCAAGTAAACATGCAACTAATGAACTATCTAATCCACCAGATAATAAACATCCAATTGGTCTATCTGATTGAATACGCTTTTTAACTGCGTTTGATAATCTCTCAACTATTTCATGATGTATTATATTTAAATCAGATTCAATTGGCTTATATACATAATTATAATATGGTTCATACGTCTTAATAAGAGTTTTTTCATATTCAACATTATTTTGAACCTTATTATAATATGATATTTTAAAAATATGTCCCGGTTTAAATCTTTCAACACGTGAACAACATCCTAATCCTTTCATTTCTGAACTAAATAATATATCTTGTTCATCAGAATCATTATCCATATATCCAATAAAAAGTGGTCTAACTGATATCTGATCAGTCGCAGCAAATACATCAATCTTATGATAATAAAGATTTCTATGATATATTACAAATGCATATTCTCCATTTAATAAACTAACTATTTTATTGACATCCTTATATTTTTTGTAAAGTTCAAGAATTACCTCACAATCTGAATTAGATTCTGGATGTAAATCATGCGTTCTAATAAGTTCTCTATAGTTGTATATTTCACCATTACATACTACAACAATTTCATCATATGCATCTGAAAACATAAATGGTTGATCTCCTTTCGAAGACTGATCTAAAATCGCTAAACGATGAAATCCAACAATCGCTTTAATAGTATTGTTTAATGTTAAATTCTTAAAAACAGAATTATCCGGTCCTCTCCTCTGAATTTTATTAAAATTATATCTTAAATTATAATATTTATTCTCGACTATCCGGATCTTGGATCGTTTTAAATAAAACCATATTCCACACATTATATTATATATAAAATGATTTATTTATATATAAACTAACAAATTAACTCCCGTATCAAATTAAATATCAAAGCCTCTAACTGTATCATCAAACGTTTTCCAATTATATTTCTATAATCATATTTCCTAAAAATACGACTTATTAAAACTTCTTTATCCTTTATACTCTTATTTAATTCAAAGAATAATTCATTTATAATCTCATTCTCATCTATATTTGTAATATATACTTCATATATTAAATTACGGATTGTCATTAACTCTAAATGTTCTACATCTTTTTTATTAATAATTTTCATGATAATTTCAACCACCTGTTTTAGGTTGTTCTTCCAAAAAATTAATTCAAGATTTAGACCTAAATATTTGGTCTCCAGTAACCACAAGGCCAATTTTGGATTTCTTTCACATTTCTTTATTATCTCATTATACTCTACCTGTTTTAGCAGTTTATTTTCTTTGGCAGAAATATTTAAAAGTAGTCTATAAATATCCGAATCTGTCGGTTTTGAAAGTCTAATTGAAAGACATCTCCCTTTTAAAGGATCAATCACTTTTGACATGTTATATCCACACAATATGAATTTACAATTGTGAATATACTTTTCCATCGAACATCTTAGAGATGTTTGAGCATAATATGATAATTTATCTATATTGTTTATGATGACTACTTTAAATTTATTTTTATTTTTTACCATATCTAATGTAAATTGAGAACAATATGTTTTAACAATATCTTGAACTAGATATCTATCAAATGCTGAATTTGTAGGATTAATTATTAAATGGAATTTAGATTGATCCAAATGTATTGTCTCTTTCTTATTACCAAATAACAAAATAGAATACTCTTCCTTTTTGATATCAAATACTTCATCACCAAACATATCTTTTAATATTAGATTTATAAGGGTTTTCTTTCCTGATCCATTCGGACCATGAATAAATATATTAGGAAAATTATTATATTCGCCACAAACAACATCTCTCATTTTAATTGTTTTAACATCTTTAATTTGATTCAACAATGTATTATAATCTTTCTTTTCAAATAACTTATCATATATATCATTATGATATAGGATATCACATAGATTTGTAATCCTGTATTTATCTATTAGGAACATTTATATTTAAATTATTTATATGTATGTAGTATATTAATCAATTTTTATATTGAAATGTTCGGTTCTAATATCCATGGAGACTTTTTAACTCAACTTGAAAGAATACATAAATTAGGTGGTAATTTAATTCAATGCTTTATAAGTAATCCAGCAGGTAAGAAAACTCTTAAATTAACTGATGAAAATATACAAACAATGAAAACTCAATTAAAAGAATATAAAATGAGTATGATTATTCATGCACCATATGTTTTAAACTTTGCAAGAGAATTTAAATTAGAATCATGGTGGATTAAAACACTACAAAGAGAATTAGAATATGCCTCTAAAATTGGAGCTAAAGGAAGTGTAATACATTTTGGTAAATATTTACATCTTGATAAACATGTTGCAATTACAAATATGGTTAGTTCACTTAAATATATTATAGAACATATGCCAAAAGATGTTGTTATTTATTTAGAAACATCGTGTGGTCAAGGTAGTGAGTTAGGATATACTATTGAAGAATTCGCTGAAATATATAACCAATTTACTATAACTGAAAAATCTAATATTGTCGTATGTATTGATACTTGTCATATTTTTGTTGCTGGTTATGACATCAGAAATACAGATGGAATTAAAAAATATTTAGATACTTTTGATAAACTAATTGGATTACAATATGTCAAACTTGTGCACTTAAATGATAGCAGTAAAATGTTAGAGAGTCATGTAGATCGTCATGGACATATTGGAGAAGGATATATCGGAGAAGGAGGATTAAAAGAATTTTATAAGTGGGCAAAAGAGCATAACATAGATATTATTTTAGAAACTGGTGGAGAGAATGTTGAGATTCCTTTGTTGTTAAA